AGTTGTGGCTACATACGATGCTCAGATAAGAATAAAAGTAGCAAACTTAAATCAGTTAAAGAAGTTAGAAGATAGAGTTAACAGAGTACAAAATGCGTTACAGGGTAAAAGTCCTACAGGAAAACAGGCCAAGGCAAATATAGCTGCAACCTCACCAGAATTACAGAAAGAAAAGGCAGTAACAAAGGAATTAAAAAAGCAGTTAAGAATACGACAACAGATGAAGAAAACACCTGGAGGTGCAGGTGGTACAGGTAAAGCAGGAAAAGGAAAGGGAGCTTTATCAGGAGCATTAATAAGTGGTGCATTTCCGTTGTTATTTGGACAAGGACCACTTGGAGGTTTAGCTGGTTTTACTGGTGGATTAATAGGTGGAAAAGTCGGTGGTCAGATGGGAGGTTTTGCAGGCGGTTTACTAGCTACTGCTGCTTTAACACAAATACAACAATTTTTAGGATCTGCTGCACAGGTAGGTCAGGCTTTTAGCCAAATAAATCCAAACCTAGACACACTTACAAGTGCTTTAGGTTTAGCAGGTTCGGCAGAAGAAAAAAGAATAAAATTAATAGAGCAAACAAAAGGTTCTCAGGCAGCTTTAACAGCAGTTACTGAAAGAATGAATGAAATGATAGGTGCGGAAGCAGTAAAAAATCTAACTGAATTTGGAGAGGTAAGTCGTTTAGCAGGTAATGAATTTAAAAAGGCAATGACAAAAATACAGGCTGCTTTGGCTCCTTTTTTAAAAGGATTTTTAGTTGACGCACAAAGAGCAGAAAACAAAAGATTAGCAAAAATTGCAGGTTCAGAAACTAACCCACAGCTTCTTGCTTTAAGAGGTGAACTTGCGGACTTAGAAAGTCAAACAGGAGGAGGAAGAAAAGCCGTTAAAGATAGAGGTGATCGTATAAATGTTTTAAAGGCAGAAATACTAGCTCTAGAAGAAAATTTAGCAAAAACAGGAAAAGTTTTAGAATTAGAACAACTTAGAAATGACCAGTTTAATGCTGCTGGACAAAGTTTAAAAGAACAAAATCAATTTTTAGAAAATAGTATAAACTTAGGAAAGTTAGGTGCAGACATTGAAAAAGAGAAACTTCGTAGAGCAAAATTATTAGGTATAGAAGCAAAGGATTTAACTAAAGAACAAGTTAAACAAATAGAAAATGATTTAACCCGTAACAAACAATTAAAAGAACAATTACAGACACAAGAACAAATTAAAAACATTTTAGCTGGTGGCATGACAAATGCTGTTATGGGATTAATTGAAGGATCTAGAACATTAGGATCAGTATTAGCAGATGTAGCAAAACAACTTGCAAGTATGTTCTTAAATAAAGCATTTAGTAGTATTTTTAGTGGTTTGTTTAGTGGTGGAGTTAGTGGAATAGGACCAGTAGCAAGTGGATCTCAATATGCAAGTATGCTTGGTGGTGCGGTTGGTTTATATAGCAGTGCAGGCTCTTTTAAAGCGTTTAGGCAGGGAGGAATTGTTACTTCTCCTACTATGGGAATAATAGGTGAAGGTGGTGAATCAGAATATGTTATACCTGCTTCTAAAATGTCTGGTGCGATGTCTAGATATTCAGCAGGTGCTAGAGGTGGTGCTGTTATTCCAGGTGGTAGTCATGAATCTGGTACAGTTGCAGGTTCTTCTGGTAACACAGTTGTTGAATATACAGGACCTACATTAAACTTTAATGGTGATGAGTACGTTCCAAAATCTGCTGTGCCTGAGATTATCGGTGCTGCTACAAAACGTGGTGCACAAGCAGGTAAAGCACAAGTTATTGGATCGTTAAGAAATTCTAGAAGTCAACGTGCATCTCTTGGATTATGAGCGTTACAACCTTAGTTACCTTTGTAGAAGTATTTAGTGTAGATATAAAGGGTGATAAAAGTACAAAACATTTATTACAAAATGCCAAACGAGAACCTTCTGAAGAATCAAATTCTGCAAAAAATACCATATTATTTAATGGTAAAAATTATCATTATTTACCTTTTATATATCAAGGTACAACAATCAATAGATCAGGAGATAATATCGAATCGAATTTAGTAATGGGTAATCATCCGTTAAGCATGGCAAAAGCACAAGAAGCTGTGCTTAATAATTATTTCGTAGAAGTAAATGTATGTATTGTTGCTAATGATGATATTGATAATATAAAGAGAGTCTTAACCACTGATACATGGCTTGCTGCTTCTTTATCTTACGATCCAGAAGTTGTTGAGGTTTTATTAAGTAGTGCTGTAGATGCTGTAGGCGTTAACGTACCAAATATTGTATTAACTTCTGAAGCTGTTGGTAAGCTACCAGTATCGAGTGATATTCAGAACAGATGAAGCCTCATCAACTTATTGGTTTACCTTATAGATTGGGTGCTGATCCTATAAAGCATCATGCGGTAGATTGTTTATCTTTGGCTCGGACAGTTTTAAAACATTACGGCATAAGTTCACCTGAACCTACAAGAGATTGGTATAGAAGAGTAAGAAGAAAAGACTTTGATATATTTAAAGAAGAACTTGAAAAGTGGGGAAACGAGACAAAACAGTTTAATATAGGTACAGTTGCATTATGTAAATCTAATAATGGATTTGGTCTTGCTGTTTACTATGAGGAAGGATGGATAAACTGCGGAGAATCGGAGGTAAGATGGAGTCCTTTAGACGGCCTGGAGGTCGTAGGGTGCTACTCCCCGCAGAAGTCGAATTATGTGAAACAGTAGGAATTACAGAAGATGAATATTGGTATTTTTTAGAGTTAACACAGGTTTTTAATGGAAAAAGACCTAAAGAATACGATAATTTACCTTATATTGTAAATTTTCCAGCAGTATTTACAGCTGCTGGTACTTTAACTACTTTTGGTCAAATAGTTTTTGGCATTGTTCTTACACTTGTTTCAGTTTTATTAACACCTAAACCCAGAGCACCAAAAACCCCTCCAAGTCTTACAACTGCTGGCCTAACAGGTCCCAAAAGATTTGCTCCACAAACAGGTTTTAATTCAGTACAAGAACTAGCAACTCTTGGTGAAATAGTACCTCTTGTTTTTACTAAACAAGAAACAGAAATTGGCCCGAAGGGTTATAAATTTTATTACGGCGGTGTTCGTGTAAATACAAGATTATTATGGTCACAAATGTTAAGTCTTGGTAGCGGCCAACAGTTAAAAGGGTTATTTATGATTGGTTTGGCAGATTTAGCAGCAAAACCAGAATTTGCTGGCTATGCAATAGGTGACTTACTTCTAAAAAATTATATAAACAAGAAACTAGCACTTTATATAAAACACACAGCCGATTCTGATGATAAAGACTTTAGACCAGAAGAAATTGATAGATATTCAGAAGGAACTTTAGAACGTCAAGTAGATAGAAAAGGCAGTGTATTTGAAGATGTTATGTCCGTTGATTGGGATGAACATGGTGGTGCTATAGATACTATTGTTAGTAGTGCTAGAACTCCTAATACACAAATCCAGTTTGGAGCTTATACACCTATGCCAAACTCTATGAGGTATAAAGTTCCTTATGAGTTAGTTTTAAAACAAAAGAATTTAAAAAGTGATAATAAAAAAGATATAACTAAAAAAAGACAAAAAATAAGAAAAAATTTTCCAAGATATTGTTCTTTTTATGCAATTAATGATGTAAAAGAAGATAAAACCAGTGAGAACTTAAATGTAGATGACACGATCAGATATACTATTGCAGAATATGATACAGAAGAAGAATTTAAAGATGAGTTTGAACCTTGGGGTGTAGAAGATGTAAAGTCTGCTGTTGATGCTACAAGAGAAGAAGCTGATGATGCTATACAAATAGGTGAATCTTATTTAGCTGGTACTGCTTTAGTTGTCTGTATAAATAAAGGCCCAGGAACCAATACAATTTGGAACTCTAAAACATATCGAAATGCTTATTTTAAATGTGAGTATCCAGGAATTGTTGATGTTAGAACAGGTACATCAGATTTAAAAGGCACTAGACCTGGATATGATTTACTAACATTACAAAAAGTTGCTATTGGAACGATCAGTAACAGTAAAGCTTGTGATGTTACAGAAATAGGATTGAAGTCAAAAGTATTCAAACAAGTCACAAGTTTTCCTAACGCAAATAGCCACCCTGGTGCGGTTGAAATGAAAGGAGTACCTCAAGATAGTACAAAAGGTGTTGTTAAAAGGTATCAAGATGATAACGGGAGTATTTCGCTTGGTGGAATGAGCAAGTATCTTATGAGATATAGTTTTTTTAGATTACAGGCAAGAGTAGCTGGTATTGTTGATGCTGATTGGAATTACATAGATGGAGGAGAACCTTTTGGTATTAAAGGTAATTCACCACAACCACAATATAATTTTATAAGAATTAATCACCACAGTACACCAAAAAAAGAATATGAATTTAGGTTTTTACCTCTTCCAGGTAATTTAATTAAAAGAGGATTTGTTGACCAGAATAATAAATTCGTAAGAATATTAAACGCTGGTGGTGAACTTCTTTCTTATACAGAAAAACCTAATGAAGAAACTTATCAAATCTATTATAAAGGCACTAGACAAAACCTTAGAAGTGGAGATGTATCAAATACTGAATGGTATTTAGGTGATTTACCGACTGCTACAGATGGAGGTAAAGTTAAAAAATTACTTCAAACTCTTCAAGGATCTATACCAAAATCTAGAAGATGGATAGAGGTAGAAAGGAAAACATCAAATTTAGATGGAAATATGAGAAATGAAGCTGTTATTTTTTATAGACCTCAAAATGGTGGTAGTACTTGGGTATGGAGTTCAAGAGATAGGCCACCTCATTGGAGAGAATATTTTGGGAATAGAAACAGAACAATAAATCGTCCTTTACATAATCCAAGTACTATTACTATTGGAGATCCTTACACTCACCCTTATGTAGATCGTGATGATGGATTTAGATATGGTGTCGGTCCGCATATAGAAACTTTTACAGGTAAACCAAAAAATAGACGTGGTCAATATTACGGAATAATAAAATATGAAATGAAAAATGCTGAAGTAGAACCTATAGTACATAAAAATATTTCAACAACAGGTGGCAGTGGATCTGGATTAAAAGTAAATATTAAAGTTTATATAGATCCAAAAAATAATAAATATGCTGCTGCTCAATGGGAAATTAGTGATAGCGGAAGTGGCTATAAAGATGATGATACAGTAAACATTCCAGCTGTAGGCAGTGGCAACCAGCGTTTTCCTGGTCAAGAAGGTGTCGATATAGTTACTGATTTTAGTGAATTTGTCACAGAACCTTGGCCTGAAGGTAAAAACTTAAATCCTTTTGATGCTATCGCAGACTATTATCAATACGATGCAGAACGTAGTAGTCACCAAGACGGACCAGAACATGAAATTGTTTATGTAAATGAACAGAGTAGTTTAGGTGCTCCACCGCCATACTCTATAAACAATGCTGGTATTGCAAATGTTGCTTTACGTCTTAGCAGTTCAAAAGAATGGAATAGCTTTTCACAATTTTCTGTATATATAAAACAAGGTATTAAAGTAAAAAGATTAATAGACGATACAACTGGTGCAACAAATTTATTCCCTGAGATTGTAAATGCTTTATTAACAGACAAAAGATTTGGCCTTGCAAGTTCTATTGGTGTAAGTTCTGTTGATAAAGATAGAATGACAATTGCTGCTAAATTCTGTGAAGCCAATAAATTTTATTGGGATGGTGTTATTACTGATAAACAAAATGTAAGAGAATTTATATATCAAAATGCAGTATTTAATTTTTTAGATTTTACGATTCTTGGTGGCAAATTTTCACTATTTCCTTCTGTTCCATATTATCCTGACACTTTTGAGATCAAGAAAACATCTAAACCACACGTTCGAGCTTTATTTACTGACGGCAATACAAAAAATTTAAAAGTTAGTTTTTTATCACCCGAAGAACGTCAAAATTTTATAGGCATAGTTTATTACAGAAAAGAAGTACCAAATGGGTTTTCCGAAACTGAGTCACTTACTAAAGCAGTTAATGAAGATGAATTTTTATCACTTGAACAAATAGAAAAATTACCAACTGAAGTGTTTGATATGTCTGATTTCTGTACAAGTCAATCTCATGCTGAAGCATTTTTAGAACACGCTTTGATGATAAGAAAAAAAGTAGATCATGGTATAAAGTTTGAAACTACTCCTCAAGCTGCGGCAGGTTTAGCACCTGGAAGTTATATGAGATTTATTTCAGAAGCTACTCATACCAGTAGGTTTGAAAATGGTGTTATTTCTCCTGATGGACTTGTACAAAGCGTTGGTAGAAACAGTTTAGATGATGTATCTATTTATTATTGGAAGCCAGGAACACAAGAAGTTAAAGAAGCCAAGCTTACTGTTACTGCTAACGGTACAACAACAAATTCTAATTTATTTGGTGCTGTTTTTACTGTTAAACAAACAAGTGAATCTAATAGATTATATAAAATTGAATCTCTTACATACACAGATGAAGGATTAGTCGAAGTATCAGCAAGTCATGCACCTCTTTTATCTGATGGAACTCTTGCTACAATAAATTATGATTCCCTTGGTGATTTTATAGGTATGTAATGGCAACAAAAAGAAATTTTCCAACTATAAAACCTTCTTCTAGAACTTTTACACCTGGAAGGTATCCACAAACTGAATTTGTTGCACAGAATGGTGCAAAAACTGTTCTCAGATATGGTAATAAACAAGTAGACGCAAAATTAACTTTAGGATTTACAAATCTTACAGATTCAGAAGTTAATCAAATTTTAAATACCTATGAAGAAGTTAATTCTGATTATGATTATCTTGAATTTCATGGTGGTGACGCATTAGCAGGGATTACTCTTCCTGACACAACAGACAGTGTTTTATTTGATAAAGTTAGGGTTAGTGACGGTACTGGAAAGCTTTTGTTAAGATATAGATTTGATGGTCCTCCAACAGTTACAAGTGTCAGACCAAATAGATCAAATGTACAATGTAAATTTGTCGCTTGCCTCGATGGGGACTAGAATGTATTTAAAATTAAACTAAAACGATGTCTAAGTTTTATTCAGGTCAAGATGGTCAATTATTTGTAAATAATGAAAATGAAACTATTCAGTCTACAGATCAAATTGCAAAGGTTCGATCTTGGTCTTTTACTATTAACACATCAGTTTTAGAAACTGTATCATTAGGTGATTTTGATAGAACAATAATACCTGGAATCACCAGTACTACTGGATCTGCAAGTATTTATTATTACGCAAATCCTAATAATCCTAGAAATGCTAATAGTCCTAATGAACTTTTATCAGATCAAATAATACAAAAAATATTACCGAGATCAGCTGGTAACACGGGTGTACCTTCTAGCGAATTAAGACCTAAAGTTAAGTTTAGATTAGGAGTAGATGCAAAACACTACATAGATATAAAAGGTGTGATAACTTCTTTTTCGATGACAAATTCTGTAGGAGAAGTAATGGCAGCAGATATATCTTTTGAAGCTGATGGAATCCCTACCGAAAACAGCTATTAATGTCTATCTATTTTGGGTCGACAGGTTTTATTGAATTAAAACGTGATGCTTTAAATTCTGAAATATCAACATCTTTAAACCCTGCTGACGTTAATACAACTAAAAAAAGATTTTCTGTAGAGAAGGTTAATGGCTCGTTAATCACAGGAGATCAGATTGAAATAGAAACAGTTGATGGAAGTAATTTAGAACTATTGTCTGGCCATAATTATCCTGATCTTCGTAAATATATTCATATTGATGATGTGGGCGGGATTAAGTTATATAACACCTTTGCTTCTGCATTAGCTGGTGAAGTTACAGATGCACTTACATTAACTACACCATCTTCTACAAAAGATATATTAATACGCACCAGAAACACTAGGTTCAGGCCCCTTGCAAAGATTACTGAGTTTGAAATTACAACAACAAGAGATACTGTTGATGTTACTAATTTAGGAGAAGAATTTAGAAGGCAATATGAAAATGGTCTTATATCAGGACAGGGAACAATACAAACAATATGGCAACATAGAAATTTTCAAAATGATACGGCTGATTTTAGCAGTCCAGAATTTCCTGTTTACTTAAGTCAATTATTGGTACGGATGCAGCAGGGAGCAGATTTTGAAGGAAGGTTTTATATATATCACGACCCAAGTCAATCTACAAACAGTGTTTGGTATCAATCAATGTGCGTTGTTACTAATGTTGCTATTAATGTACCTGCAAGTGGTTTAGTAGAAGCACGAATAGAATTTATAACTAATAGTGAAATACGATTACACAATGGAGTTCCACCATCATTCTTGTTATTAGAAAGTAGTGATAAGATATTGCAAGAGGATGGCGATGGTATTTTACTTGAAGATCCTTAAATTTAGATTTATGATGTACTTAAAAGCGACTTGACATGGCTGATCTACAGATTACACAATTACCAGAATTAAGTTCAGCCCAACTGCAAGCAACAGATCCGATTGCTCTTGCAGATGTCAGTGCAACAGAAACGAAAAAAATAACTGCAAAAAACTTTGTACAAGGTGCTTTTGGATTAGTAGATAATGCGTCTATACCAGCAACAAAATTAACTTACCCTTTAACAGCAGGTCAGATTGTTACTGCAACTTTAGCTGATAATGCTGTTACTAATGTAAAAATTACAGATGCGACTATAACTGGTGCGAAATTAGTAAATGATACGATTACAGCCACACAGATAGCAGCAAATGCTATTACTTCCAGTGAGCTTGCAGATGATGCAGTAGATACAGCAGCAATAACAGATCTTAATGTAACTACAGCTAAGTTAGCCGCTAATGCAGTTACAACAGCGAAAATCACGGATGCTAATGTTACTTATGCAAAGTTAAGTTTAAGTGATGGCGATATTCCTGGAGCGAAGTTAACGTCTGCCTCTGTTACTGCAACTCAGATTGCTAATAATGCTGTCACCGCAAATGAATTAGCAGATAATGCAGTAGACACTGCTGCCATTGCCAATACTGCTGTTACAGGAGCAAAAATAGCAACAGACACAATTACTGCTGACAATATCGCTGCTAATGCCATTGGAGCGTCTGAACTTGCTGATAATGCAGTAGATAGTGGAGCTATTGCAACAAATGCTGTTACGACTGCTAAAATTACAAACTTAAATATAACTACTGATAAGCTAGCTGCAAACGCTGTTACTGCTGCCAAGATTGCTAATGATACTATAACTGCCACACAAATTGCTGCAAATGCAGTTGGTTCTAGTGAATTAGCTGATAATGCTGTTGATACGGCTGCTATAGCAACTTCTGCTGTAACTGACGCTAAAATCTCAGGTGTCTCAGGTGCAAAAATAACAGATGCAACTATTACAGCAGCTAAGTTAAACACAGCTAATATTGATCGGTCATTAAATGTAGCATCAGGTAATTTAGGAATAAATAATGCAGTAACAGGTGGAGCATCTGCAAGAAATGGTATTACTTATAATAATGAAGGATTAATAACAGCTACAGCAGCATTAGTTGCCAGTGACATTCCAGAAGCCACAACATCAGCAGTTGGTGGTGTAAGCGTACCATCGGCAGGTGGTTTAGCTGTTACAGCAGCAGGTGCGTTATCAATAAATAACGCTATTACTGCTGCAACTAGATCAGGAATTACTTTTAACGATCAAGGACTAATAACATCAACGGCTGCTTTAGCAGCAGGTGATTTACCTGTTGCTACTGCCTCTGCTGTTGGTGCTGTATCAATACCAGTTGCTTCTGCTCCTTTGGCTATTTCTGGTACAGGTGTTTTATCTATAGCAAACAGCGGAGTAACAGCAGGTACATATCCAAAAGTAACGGTATCTGCTCAAGGTTTTGTTACTTCAGGAACAGACCTTGTCGCAGGTGATATTCCTGATTTAGCTACAACAAAGATTACTACTGGTACGTTTGGAACCAACTTTTTAGCTAATGACTCCATCACAATGGACAAATTAGCAAACTTATCTACTGGTTTTATACAAGAAGCATCACCTGATATATCTGATCTGCCTACTGGTGTTTTCTGGTTACAAGAATCTACAGGACAATTAAGAATATTTAACGGTAACAGCTTTTTCTCTGTTGGTTTTGGAAGATTATCAGAAGAAAACCTTAGATTCTGCGGAACATTTAATGCAACAAATGGATTAATAGTTACGCTTACAAGTTTTGGAACATCAGCAGGTTTTAGTGTAGGTAATGCGATACCAGCAGGTACAGCAGCAATAACTGGTGCTTATTTTGTTTGTATAACTCCTGGAAATGGAACAGCGGTTGTACCAGCAACAAGTTTTGATGCAGGTGATTGGTGCTTATGTATGGGATTAAATGATTGGGATAGAATTGATACCTTATCTGGACCTGGTAGTGTGTCCAGTTTGAATGATCTATCTGACGTAACTATCAGTAGTCCTACCACAGGTCAGATATTAGTTATGCAAGCAGGTGGTTCTTTTCAAAATGTTTCGGTAATTAGTGGAGGAACATACTAAATTCATGTATCCTTTAGTTAAGTCAAGGTAAACTATGGCAATCCAAATTAAATTAAAGAATAGTGTTGTACAGGATAGCACTCCTGATACAAATGATTTACCTGCTGTTGGAGAGATAGCACTTAACGCAAATATAAACAGCATTGGTGGCTTTATGCGAGCCAGTGATAATAGTATTGTAAAAATATTTGGACCCGGCAGTTTATCAACACCTACTGCTACAACTACAGTTTCAGGTATATCGGAATTAGCAACTAATAGTGAGACAACAACTGGAACGGCTACAAATAGAGTTGTAACCCCTGCTGGATTAAATGCGGTAACAACAGCAGAACGTACCACATCAAATACTAATTATGTAGCAAAAGCTGGTAGTACCTTAACTGGTGTATTAACCATGCCTAATGGTTCTAATAGTGCACCTGCTATAAACTTTGGAGATAGTGATAGCGGAATATTTGGTGGAACGAATACAGTTAGTTTAACTGCTGGAGGAACAACAAGATTAACTGCTGATACAGGTGTAAGTGTTACTGGTACGTTAGCTGTTACTGGAGCTATAACATCTACAAGTGATTTAACTATTGCAGATAAAATAATTCATGCTGGCGATACAGATACTGCCGTAAGATTTCCTTCTGGTAATACTATTTCATTTGAAACAGGAGGTACTGAAAAATTCAGAGTCGATGGTGAGGGTCATGTTTCTGTGGGAACTTCTACTTCAAGAACAGTAGGTGGAGCAGTAGAAAGAATATTTCAAGTTGAAGGTGCTGATGGGTCTGCTGGTATTTCAATTATAAGAAACTCAAATAGTTCTTCACCACCTGTTTTATCCTTTGGAAAACAGCGAAGTGGATCAAGTGGTGGAAATACTATAGTTCAAGATGATGACCAATTAGGTCAAGTCCATTTTGCAGGTGCAGATGGAACAGATGTAAATACATCAGCAGCTTCTATTGCAGCATTTGTAGACGGCACACCTGGAAGTAATGATATGCCAGGTCGTTTGGTATTCAGCACAACGGCTGATGGTGCTGCTACACCTACTGAAAGA